CTCCGGAGCTAAAAAAGTAGGATCCGGAGCTAAAAAAGTAAGATCCGGAGCTAAAAAAGTAGGATCCGGAGCTAAAACAGGCGCTACGTACGTAAAAGGAAAAGCAGCAAAAGTAGCTGGGGGAGCTAAAACAGGCGCTACGTACGTAAAAGGAAAAGCAAAAGATGTAGGTAAAGCTCTTAAAGGCAAAGAAGTACAAGAGCTTGAAAAGAAGATAAAAGATATTGAGAGGGCTATTAAAAAAGCTTCTCCTAAAACTTTTGCTGCTAGAACTGCCAAACTCCCTACAGATCCAAAAAAGTTGAGTAAACTACTCGAGTCTCTCACAGCTCAAAAATCACAGATACTAAGAGATAAAGCTCTTGTAGCTGGTGGAGCAGGTGTTGGATTAGCTGGACTAGGTGGGGCCGCAGCCGGAATACGTAGTCTAACGAGTAAAGATAAGAAACGTAGAAGATAATTAATCTTTTATATAATTAAAGGCAGGTACTTAAACCTATCTGCTTTTAATATATCTTTACATAATTAATACGAAATAAGGACTTAGATATGAGCATTTTAAAATCTTACTTAGACTATATTGTTAAACAAGCCGCAGTAGAAGAGATTACTCCAGAGCAAGATAGTTATACCAGAGCAGGGGAATTTGCTGTTCCTTTAGGAACTGCTGCCGGGGGAATTACAGGTATCTTAGCTACTATGAAGATACTTGAGAAATTAAAAAGAAAACCAGCAAGTTTTGCTTTACCTCTCTTAGGCGGTTTAGCTGGATCTATAACAGGGGGTATAGGATCAAGCGCTCTAGTAGAGCGTAATAAACGTAAATACGTAGAGTCCCTTCCGGAAGGACATCCTTTAAAAGGAAAAGTTCGTTCTGGTAAATACGAGAAAGAACAAGAAGATTTAGTTCAGAAATACGAAGCCCTATATGAGAGGGAAGAGAAATTACATCCTCTTAAAGGTCTTTTAGAAGATGAGCCTAGTTGGACTAGGAGAACATCCTATAAGAATAATCCTAGGGACTATTAAATAATGACAGGTAGAAAACCTAAAGGTGCATGAAAGATAAAGTAAACAACTGGACTAGTTTATTACCTTCCCAACACTCTAGGGCGATGGGAAGGCATTCTGCTTTACGGGATGCAGCTGGTAAAGAAGTACCTCTGTACATGAGATACCCTGGTCTTCTTACCACAGCACTTGGTTCCGCGGGAGGAGCAGCAGGAGCAGCTGTAGGAAGCGCCTTTGCAGCACCTATAGGGGCAGCCGCAGGAAGCGCAACTGGAGGTCTAGCTACTTATTTATATGGTAAGGACCTTGCTCAAAGCACTGCAGGAGCTGTAGGAGGAGGAATACTAGGGGGAACTCTAGGACAAATACTTATCCCGGCAGCAACAGGTATTTTAGGAGCAGCAGGTACAATGGCCTTAGCCAATATGCTTCTTAGATACAGAGCAGAAAGAGGAATACCAAATAAGTTTGATAAGAATAAATCCAAAAAGGCTTTAAAAAGATTCGCCTCTAAGAATAGACTAGCTAACATGGCCGGAGGATTAATACTCCCTATGAAAGGTAGTTACGATAAAGCATATGCCAATACATTATTAAAAAGAAAAACAAAGCCCACAGTTGATTTACTAAAAGATTTCCTAGGGGAGCACAGTTTAATAACAAGACCCATAGCAGCAGTACAATCTTTTAACGCTATATCAAGGGCAAGAAAAGGACTTAAGAATATGAATAAGACAGCATTTCAAATAGCTTACACTAATCCAGAAAGTGCTTATAGTATATATGTACAGTGTTATGGAGAACCCGGAGAACTTAATAAAACAGCGATGGACAAAGAAGCCTTCCCTGAGTTTCTTAAGAAGATGTGGGCTGATAAGAAACAACGTCAGATGCTTTTAGGAGCAGGAGGTGCAGCTTTAGGCGGAGGTCTAGGATATGCAACTACCGGAAGCTTGAGCGGAGCATTAGCAGGAGCAGGCGCAGGGGGATTAGGTGGATACTACGGGGGACCGCATGCCTATAAATGGATCCGTGATTTAATAGCTAGTAAAAAGAATAATGCTATAGGAATGCCTTACGAAAATAAAGGTATATCAGGTAGTGACAAAAAAACACCTATAAAGAAACCGGATACACCCGCAGAAAAGGCAAAAGCTGATAAATCAACAGAGACAAAAGAAGTTGAAGTATTTGATAAGTATAAATAACACAGGAGGCATCAAATGTCAGGAGCATTTGTACAGACAAACAGGAGCGGAGTTTTTAAGGAGCAGTCAGAAACACCAGGCAATTACGAACAAGGTGATTTAGGACGTGTAGTATTACCGGAGGTTTCAGGACTCGGAGGGTTTGGAGGCCCCGGGGAATATAAGAAGTATCCAGAGGTTGTCGTAGATACATATAATATGGAAGATAAGAAATTGGAGAAGATAGGGAGTAAAGTAATTCCAGAGATTAATTTTTTGTCTCCTCCGTCGGATAGCTCTAATGCTCCTGATAGAGGTGTCCACACGGCGGAGGAGACTCCTTCTAGAGAGGTTGTGGTAGTAGAGCAGCCCTCCTCTAAAAGGAAATCTAAGAAGAAGGTTACAAAGGTACGCAACGACGAAGAGGTCGTTATGGTAACATTCTCAGGTATATTCGGGAAGACCACAGTACCTTATGAGAAGGTGTTCTTCTCTGGGATAAATCTTATTCTTATCGCGGAGACGGAAGGGCCAGTAATGCAGTACAGCCCTCCGGAGAACGAAGATGGGTTCGAAGTAAGCTTTAACGAGCATATTGTAAAGGCTTATGCCGTAGGAATAGATTTTATGTTCCCAGGAACAACTAAGAAGGTTACAGTATTACTTATAGATAAAGGTAATTAAAGATGATAGATAAAGAAGACAGACGTATCTGCATTCACTGCAGTACCGTCATACCCCCAAACAGAGACATCTGTAGTAACTGTGCAGACACTCTTTCCGTAGAATCAGGTTCTTTAAAGACAGCTTCCGAAACAGAGGAACTTGTCGGGACCCTGCGTTCCAACATAGATAAAGTTGCTTCTATAATGGAAGGTTCTACACATGGCTGCTGCTGACCCCTTTAGTTTATCACAGGATATGGTAGGTCAAAAGGACTTCGGTAGTCCCTTTGCTACTTATGCCCGTGCCCATTTCCCACGTAATGTTACAGAAGTGTTTAACTGGGCGGAGTATCTGTGGCTTCATCAAGGAGTGTACTCCAAAGCTATCCAGCGTTCCGTACGCTACTTTATAACAAAGGTAGAGATCGTCGGTACTTCGGACTACAAGATAAAACGCAAGTACACAGACTTCCTCACGGATAATCTAAACATACTAAATACCATGTCCATGCTCGGAGACGACTACATGGCTTACGGTAACTCGTTTTCTTCTATATACAGACCGTTTAACCGTAACCTTATCTGTACTTCTTGTAATACCATGCATCCTATCACCAGGGTTAAGTACGAGTGGAATGATTATGCCTTTGGAGGTAAGTGCCCTAAGTGTAATCGTAAAGTAAAATTCAAAGTCAAAGACATTCCTAATATGGAAGACGACCTCAAGATTATTAGATGGGACCCGCGTTCTATAGAACTCGAGTATCACGATCTAAGCGGAGAGACCTGTTACTACTACGAACCCAAAGGTAAAGTCCGAGGATACATCACAAACGGAAACCACATGTATCTGGAACATACCCCCTGGGAAATTATAGATTCTGTTAAGAACGACGAAAAGTTTATGTTCCGTAAGGGCGAGATATATCATATGCGCTGCGAACCGGCTGCATCCCTTATCTCAAAGATGAATGGCTGGGGTCTCCCTCCGTTCCTTTCGAATTTCGAACACGTTATACATTTACAGATGATGACTAAATACAACGAAGCTATCGCTATGGATATGATAGTTCCATTTCGTTTTATATCCCCCGGCGGACGTAAAGGAGGCGGAGGTATAGCAAACGATCCTCTCCTTACTATAGACAGCGGAAACTTTATGCGTCAGGTAGAGTCTATGATTAGACAGCACCGTAAGGACCCTACATCGATACATTCAGTACCCTACCCTATAGAGTATCAGTCTCTAGGCGGGGAAGCTAAATCAATGGCTCCAGTGGAACTACTTAAGTTTGCTCTGGAAGAACTTCTTAACTCAATGGGCATACCGCAGGAGTTTTACTCAGGAACACTCGTAGCAGGCGGGCCCCCTGTAGGTTTAAGAATGTTCGAGAGAACATGGGTACACTTTATCTCACAGATGAATAACTGGCTGACATGGATGATGGCTCAGTGCAGTAAGCATTTGATGTGGGAAGATCTCAATGCCAAGCTTGTCAAGACATCTGTTCTAGAGGATGATCTGGTAAGAGAGACAAAACTTAATTTACTAGGAGCCAACAAGGTCAGTAATCAGACTGCCCTGTCGTCTTTCAATATCGATTACGAATACGAAGTAGATAAGATTCTCGAAGAACAGCAAATGTTCGACGAGAAGGCTTCGGAAGTTGCCAGAACTGCGGGTAAGAAGCAGGAAGGGCAGAACACAATGGATCAACCTATGGGTGGGATGCCTCCTCCGGGAGCTCCAATGGATATGGCGACTATGGGCGGACCTGCTCCAGGTGGGATGTCTATGCCAATGGGTATGCCTGGCGAAGGAGCTATGGGCGGAGAAGTGCCTGCAGGACCTACACCAATGGGTGGAGCACCTCAAGGAGCACAGTCTCTGGACGAGCTTGCTATACAGGCAGAACAGATTGCCCAGCAAATACTTACAATGGATCCTACTACTCGTAGAAGCGAACTTGTAAATCTTAAACATTCAGACGAAGCACTGCACGCTATGGTGACATCCAAGCTTAAAGAGTTGGAACAGCAAGCTGCGCAGACAGGGGTTAACATGACTAGACAAGGGCAGATACCGCCCGGAGGACAATAAGATATGAATAAAGAAGCCTTTCTTTTAGGATACGGAGTAAAGTCCGATTTCCCAGCAATGTGTAAGTCAGCCTTTTTAGAAGCCTATACATCAAGTACTATAGATAAGACGGCAAATGTATTTACAGATTACTTTTCAGGAAACCCTACTGTAGGACAAAGCGGAGCTGTGAATCATGGGGGAGCTATACAAGCCCCTATTAAAGCAGGACAGGCTTTTAATATGGCCAATCCTATAAAAAGACAGTTAAAGAAACAAGTACAAGACGCTACAAGCCTAAAGGGCATTAGTAAAAATGTTGCTGAAAATTTAAAGAATACTAGAGGACAGAAAGTATTACTTCAGGGGTTAGGTAACTCTTTGGCGATCCCCGCTAAGGCAGCAGGGTGGGGTTTAAAGAATATAGCTAAGGGATTTGCTCCAGATACTTATAACTCACTTTCCTCTGCATATAATAAAGTTAAGGATATGGGTTCTTTATATAAAATGATGCCTTGGTTATTTGGAGGAGCAGCACTCTTAGGAGGAGGAGCTTATCTATTGGGTAGAGGAGGTAGAGGTAACTATCAGGGAATGCAAGGGACTTACGGACAACAAGGAGGCGGTCCTTATGGATACGGATCTCTAGGAGTACCTCAGGATTATATGGGTCTTTCTCAAACACAAGGTGTAGGACAAGAACAAAGGATACGATGAGTACATTAATAAAAACCTCTGGGATCATGGATACAACACTTCCTGACGTCCAGAACTTTGTTAATAAAGCTACTATCAACCCAGCGATGAGAGCAGCTATTTTTGGTACAGCAGGATATCTCGGTACTAAATACAGTTATCGTTATTTAGCGGATAAATTAGCTAAGCGTCGTATAGATAATATGTATAGAAATAACCCTAACGCTGCTAGACAGGCTTGGGACGATCACGTTAAAAGACGTAGCGAAGTAGAACCTTGGCTAGCCGGAGCAGGAGCTCTTGCAGGAGCTGCCCTTCCTCTGTCTCAGAAGATCAAACCCTTTAAGAGAGCTTACAAGAAGTTTCAGGATACAGGAAGCCTGGGAGACTTATCAGCTCCTCTATGGAACAATAAGCTTCCGGACAGTTTTCCTAAAGAGGGAAGTGAAAAGTCTACCATGGTAGAATATTGGATTGAGAAGCTTTCTTCTTACTCTATGGACTCCTACTCTCCTTACGGGGATTCCAATTCTAATGATTTTGCTATAGGTAAAGACTTTGTAATGCCCACTGTCAGACCTATACAATATATAGGGGACGAGGATATTCCTAAAGCAAGCTCTATGGACTTGTTAAGAACACAGGCCCCTATTATGGGAGAAGATCTTACAGATACACTTATAAGAGGAATAGACCACTCAAGCTCTGGAAGCTCAGGACTTGTAAGTACTATGGATATCGCAAAGGGATTATCTAGAGTAGGTGTAGGGGCAGTGGCAGGTTTAGGAGTAGCTAGTATACTAGGAAGTATATTCGCACAGCCTCCTTCCTTAAAAGCTAAAATGGGTAATTACGGAATGATCGGTGGAGCTATATTGAACTCAGGGTTCACAGGCCCTATATTAAATAAAATAAAAGGATTTATATAATGAACAAAATAGCATTCTATACAGCGTATACTAAATTATCAAAAACAGCAGGGGAAGGTGCATTAGCCGGTCTTATAAAAAAGATGGTTAAATACCCCATGTCTCTAGTAGCAGCACCAGTAGCTGCCGCTTACGGAGCAGGTAAAATACATGCCACTATGGAAGACCCTACTTCACAAGACTCAAAGATTATGCAGGCCGAGTATGTTAAGAAAAAACTGGAGCAGGCTATAGCGGATATGGATACACGTAAAAAGATAGAGCAACTTAAGGAGCAACAAAGTGGAAACAGTCGCACCCTCAGGATTTAAAGAGAAGTACGGTAAAAACATGTTTGAAGGCCTTCCTTACGAAGGCGTTATTTACGATCGTAAGGAAACAGATCCGGATACAAAACAACCTGTAGCAATACAGACAGTTAAAATAAAACAATTTAACCTAAGTGATATCGAGCATTTAGAAGAGTGGCAGAATATAATGCAGAGAGTTGCGGATGGAGTATCAGTAGTTTCTTTCGAAGAAAAAATATATGACAAGGATATACAAACCTGGCGTGTTCTTATACGTTGGATGGATTTATCCTATACAAACCCGGAAGGCATAGAAGATAATGGATAAGTTAAGTGGTAAAAGTAACATATTAGGGTTTCTAAATGACATAGCACAACCTATTTCTAATTTGTGGGGTTTTAAGGCTGCTAAACAAGTGCACTTGGATAAAATACGTAATGCTTTTCGTAGTACTAAGGGTACAGGAGATGTATATAAAAAAGTAGTTGCAGATAACGCACCTGCTTTAAAGGCTTTAATAACTGACCATAAAATAAACTTAAAGGACTTTAAAAGAATACTTGGTTTCTCAGGAGCCGCAGCTGTCGCAGGAACAGGGGCAGGAGTTTCTTACGACGTTATGAAAAATAATCTCGGGGGGCTTTCCACAGCAGACAAGGAAAAGAAGAAAATCTTAAACAGTCTTGCTCTTAGAGAACTACATTCCGATACTTCTAAAGATACAGACGTGTTCGGTAAAAAAGCTAACGCCAACTGGAGAGTAACTGCCTCCTTACTAGGTCTAGGGACAGCAGGTGCTGCAGGAGTGGCAGGCATTAATTCTTTTAAAGATTTACAAGAGATAGAGGCGTCTAAAAAGAAACAGGATCTCAAGGAAAAGATAAATGCTTTAAGAAAAGTTTACGATACTAAATTCAAACAATCTGTGTTGGAAGAATTTAATGTAGAGCCGGAACAACTCAAAACCGAAACGAGTCTTTTAAAAACATCAGGTATTAAAGATACAGGTATTAAAGCTCTACGTAGTATTATCGGCACAGCTCTAACACCTGTTAAACACCCTGAAATTACAGGTTTTGCGCTAGCAGGTGCTGGATTAGGTATCCCTGCGTATGCTGCAGGTAAAGAATCTATAGAGGAGTCTTCCCCTAATTTAAAGTCTCTTATAAATTATAGAAAGTCTTTAGAGAAAGTAACCAGGAAACAGAATATCCCCGTTAACATATCCGAGACAGCTTTTAGTCCGGAGGAACTAGTTGCGTTACAAAATTTGCGGAGTGCAGCCCCTGCAAAGAAAGGACAAACAGAAAAAGAATCAGACATTATAAAGAATACTAAGGGCGGTACAGAACCTTCCAAGGTTTCAGCAGCCGTAGACGACCCGGAACTTCAGGAACTTCTAGGAAGTGTGTAAACTATGCCTATCAATCCCGTAACACCTCCCGCTTCAACGGGTATGAAATTTATCGCGGACACCTTATCGAAAGATAAAGGTGTCCTTACTTCTTTTGACGACCATCCAGTGCGTAGGCAGCAGATATTCGATTACGTACACGATGCCGTCAAACAACGCTTCCCTATATCAAACCAGCAATACAGTCTGGAACTAGACGATGTAGGATATGAAAAAGACAAGCCTTATACATATAAAGAACAGAAAGATGCTATTCTCAATAACAAATCTCTGACCCGTAAACTTAAAGGTCGGTGGTTACTTAAGAATAATGAAACAGGAGCTATTGTAGACCGTACATCTAAACGTACAGTTATAAACGTTCCCTACCTTACCAATAGAGGTACTTTTATCCGTAACGGAGTAGAGCAGTCTCTTATTAACCAATTCAGACTTATTCCCAACGTATATAGTCGCAGAACCAATGACGGCATCTACGAGTCACACGTTAATGTACGACAAGGTACAGGTAACGGATTTAAAGTAACTATGAATCCTAAGAGCTCCGAGTTCTATATAAGATCAGCGAACAGGAAGATTAAACTATATCCTGTACTTAAAGCTCTGGGAACTCCGGACAGTTTACTCGAAGATGCATGGGGTGCGGATATATTAAAGAGGAACAGGGAAGGTACTACTACACAGGCAGTACACAGCGCGATACAAACTCTCATCCCTAAACATATGCAGATGAATAAAACAGCCGAGACCTCTATGGTAGGCCCAGGGGCTGAAGAGATAGATACACTTAGAAAATCGTTCGAATCGATGGAGTTAGATCCGGACGCTACTCAGACTACTTTAGGAACCAGACATTCCAACGTAAGTACAGGCCTTTTCCTTGACGTCACGAAAAAGCTTTTAGGTATCTCCAGAGGCACACAGAAGACAGACGACAGGGACTCTCTGGAGTTTCAGAGAATGTATGCACCACACAACTACTTTGCGGAACGTATTCTTAAAGACCCGGGAAACATCATTCGTAACAGGTTGTGGAAGATAACCAATCAAGGTAACCTTTCTTCTGTCCCGTCAGGGATGCTCAACAAACATGTCGACAGTCTGTTCAATACATCAGGGCTAAGTCAGATGCTAGAAGAGATTAACCCTATGGACTCTATAGACCAGGCGTACCGTGTCACCAGGATGGGCCAGGGGGGTATTAGCTCGCTGGATGCTGTTCCGGACGAAGCACGAGCTGTGCAGCCGACATACAAATCTTTTGTGGATCCGGCTAGATCGCCAGAGTGTTATGACGATCAAACAGAGGTCATGACAGAGGACGGATGGGTATTTTTTAAAGATTTAACAGGAGCTGAAAAATTAGCTTGTAAAATAGATAATAAGTTACAATTCTATCGCCCAGAAAAAACAGCTGCTTACGACTATGATGGTTTAATGTATTGTGGTAAGAGTATTTTTATAGATTATTGTGTCACCCCCAATCATAGAATGTATGTAAGACCCCAGAGTGGTAAACTTAGAGATGGGAGGCCTTATGAACCTGAGTATAGGATAGAAGAACCCTCTGAAGTAGCTATTAAAGGTCGTTTATTTCAAACAGGTGGGCATATTACAGAAGAGGGAGAATTAACAAACTTCACATTACCTTCAGTAAAAGCCGCGCAGTATAAAGAACAAGTCTATGGTAATCCTCCTATAGGGGCTAACTTAAGAAACATTACAGATCCTATTGATATAGGGGATTGGTGTGAGTTTTTAGGATGGTATATATCAGAAGGATGTTTTAATTATAAACCAGATAAATATAGTTATCGTGTTTTTATAACGCAGGATAAAGTAGCTAATCCAGATAATGTTAAACAGATAGAGGAACTACTGAGTCGTTTACCATTTAAATGGGGATACACAGATAGTGATTTTTGGATATGTATAAAGCAATTAACTCATTATTTAAAACAATTTGGAAAGTGCTATGATAAGTATATTCCAGAGGAAGTATTTAATGCTCCTTTAGAAGCAAGAGAACGCTTTGTTGATTCTTTGCTAAAAGGCGATGGTAGGAAAGACCCTTCTGGAGAAACTCATTCTCTGTGTACTACTAGCTCTCGACTAGCTAACGACTATCAAAAACTTTTATTTAAGATGGGGTATTCATCTAGAATAAGTTTTGAACCTGATAATAGAGAAGAGAGATATCTAGGTTGCTATATAGTTAGGAGACATATACTCAGCGAGCGTTTTTTAACTAACAAATCTAAAAAGCATCCTGAGGGGCAGTATACTTCTATTCATTATGCTGGTAAAGTATACTGTGCTACAGTCCCAGGAGGTTTATTGTACGTTAGGAGAAACCACTCGGTAGGTTTTTGGTGTGGTAACTCTCTTAAGGTCGGTGTGGACATGAAGCTCACACAAGGTTCCAAGTATGGAACTGATGGTAAGCTATATCATAAATTACTTAATACAAAAACAGGCAAACAAGAGTATGTTGACTCTGTAACAGCGTCCAGAACGATTGTTGCATTTCCTGACAGTTTTAAACACAAAGGGAAATACATTCCCGCGATGGTAAAGGGAGAAGGTATTAAGTATGTACCCAGAACCTCTATCGACTATATGATAAACAGCGGTTCCGATCTCTTTAGTGTAGGGTCGAACATGGTTCCTATGGTCTCCGGAATTAAAGCTATGCGCCTGTTGATGGGAGCTAAAATGACTAGCCAGGCCCTCCCTCTTACAAGTAGGGAAGCTCCTCTAGTTAGGACAAAGGTAGACGGTAAAGATATCTACGATTATGTAAGCCCGCACATGGGACGTATAAATGCGGAGAAGAACGGTATTGTTAAATCTGTTGGCAAGAACAATATAAAGATACAGAACGACGACGGCACTATATCTACTCACGATACATACGACAACTTCCCGTTCGGTGTTAAGACAAGTATACGTACAATACCTTTTGTAAAGGGTGCACAAAGAGTTAAAAAGGGAGATGTACTCGCAGGGTCTAACTTTACAGACACTAAAGGCACAGCAGCTTTAGGATCCAACCTCCGGGTAGCATATATGCCTTTCAAAGGAAAAGTGCACGAGGATGCTATAATTGTATCGGAATCAGCAGCGCAGAAACTTACCTCGGAACATACATACGCCTCTAAACTTAAAAACGAGAACGGTGTAGAAGTACTGAAGGATAAATATATTTCTATGTTTCCAGGAACATTCACGGCAGACCAGTACAAAAATATAGGTACAGAAGGAACTGTGAAACCAGGAACAGTTTTAAAGTACGGGGATCCTATGATCCTATCTGTTAAAACAAGACAGCCCAGCCCGGGAACAATGGGTCGTAAACTTACAAGAGATGCTTCTGTTAAGTGGGAACACAAGGACAGAGGGGTTGTCACAGATGTTGTTAAGAACAAAGACGGATGGAAAGTCTTCGTTAGAGCAAATGCCGCTACCAAAGCGGGCGATAAAATGGCAAATCGCGTAGGCGGGAAAGGTGTTGTTGCCGAAGTAGTTTCAGACAATATGATGCCTCACGATAGCGCAGGTAAGCCTTTTGATGTAATCCTTAATCCCGTGGGAGTAATCTCCAGAACGAACAGCACACAACTTATAGAGACAGCTCTAGGTAAAGTAGCTGCTAAGACAGGTAAGCCTTATGTATTGCCTTCTTTTACAGACGACCCAGAAGAGTCTCTTATAGATTATGCACAGACAGAACTCCGTAAGAACGGTCTTAGCGATACAGACGATATCTACGATCCTGCTACAGGGCGTAAGATACCTAAAGTATTCAACGGTGTGTCACACTTCTTTAAAATACAGCATACTGCAGAAGCTAAGTCCGGAGGTAAATCCTTCTCGGGATATACTCTGGACGAACAGCCTTCTACAGGCGGTGAGAAGAGTAAAAGGCTAGGATCGATGGAAACGGCTAGTCTAATCTCACACGGTAGTGCTGAAATTCTTAAAGACGCCAAGTTAATAAGAGGCACAAAGAACGACGACTACTGGCGGGACCTGAAGATGGGTAGAACACCTACTGCCCCGCAGGAGAGTTTCATATACAAAAAGTTCCTGGCTATGGTACAGGCAGCAGGAGTTAACATACATACAGATAAGAACAAGATAAATATGTTTGCTATGACTAACGGAGATGTTAAAGATCTCACGGGAAGCAGACAGATAGAGTCTTCGGATACATTCGATCCCAAACAGTTTAAACCTATAGCAGGAGGGTTATTCGACGAGTCTCTTACAGGAGGCGCGGAAGGTAATCGTTTCGCTTACATTAAACTGGACGAGCCAATGCCTAACCCTGTGATGGAAGACTTCCTTAGAAGGATAATGGATCTTAAGAAGAAAGAATATACAGACCTCTTATCGGGACGTACAGAATACAAAGGGTTGCGCGGTGGTAAAGCAATGCAGAAGAAACTGTCTGAGATCAATGTCAACCAGGAAACACTAAGTGCCTTACAATCTGTAAAGACAGCTACTGCATCTAAGAGAAACGATGCTGTTAAAAGACTAAGAGCTTTACAGTCTATGAAAGAGCACAAAGTAGATCCTGTAGACTTTATGATGACTAGGATACCAGTGCTACCCCCTATGTTCCGTCCAATCGTTGTTACAGACGAGATGAATATGTCCTCTGACTTCAATATACTGTATAGAGACCTTATATTTAATCGCAACGATTTAAGGGATGCCAGTAAGAAGTTACCAGACGAATATCTTTCAGATGCACGGGAAAAGATGTACAATAGTTTTAAAGCAGTTACAGGTCTCGGAGACCCCGACAACGTAGAGTTAAAAGAGAAGAATGTCGGTGGGTTGATGAAAACTATTTTCGGTAAGGGTTCTCCAAAACTTGGGATGCTACAACGACGTATGATAGGGGGAGCTGTCGACTTATCTTCTAGAGCTGTTATTACACCTAACCCTTCCTTAAAACTTAATCAGGTAGGTCTTCCCGCGAATAGGGCTTGGGAGTTATACGAACCTTTCGTTATACGGGATATGGTGCGCAGTGGTTATCAGGCAACTGAAGCAGCTAAAGCTGTTGCAGGTAGAACAGAAGATGCTTTAGTAGTTCTCAAAGATGTTATGAAGGATAGGCCTGTTATTATAAACAGGGCCCCAACAATGCATAAGTGGGGTATAATGGCTGCTAATCCTATTCTTACTAAAGGAGATACTTTACAGGTTCCCCCGCATGTAATATCTGGATTTTCTGGTGATTTCGACGGGGATTATCAAAATAATAGTGTTATCTTACTTATTAATAAGGACTTACACGAATCAAAAAGTTTAAAAATAAATGATAAATAAGACCAAAAGGACGTTATTTCATCGAATAACGACGAAGGAACAGATTATAGTAAGAGTCCGCTTGAAATAGGCAACTCCCAGGGTTACATTAATTATAACGATGATAATTATAACTCTAAGTTTTGGGAGGACAAAAAAATGTCTTTTACAGGAATGAATGTAATGTTCGAGAAGAAGTACGATGCTTATCTAGTAGATTTAGAAGATTTTCCTTACTTAGAGAATAATCTTTTAGGTTCCAACGACAATGCTGATTTTTATGAAGTACCTAAAGGTATTAAAGTAGTAGCGCTAGATGAGAAGACAGGTAAACCAGTTGCGGCTGAAGTAACAGGGTGGTCTCGTCACAGAGACAGAGAGACAGAGATAGTCACTCTTCTTAATAAGAGTCAGATATTCTCTGATGACGATGAGAGGGCCGTTTACGGCGTTTTAAAAGGTACTTTAGAATACGCACGTAGAAGGCCTTCTGAATCTGTAGGAATGCTTGTTCCTGTTATTAAGAATACATCGGAACTGGTAGGTCCCCTACAATATACATATACTACAAACGCTAAAACAAATGGGTCGCATATTCTTAAAGAAGCTATTAATCTGGATTCAGACTCAGGTTATGTTTTTGGAGCTTTTGCAGGAGATGGGTGGGTTAGTATTAATAAAGGCAAAATAAATCAAGTGTGTATGGCAGGTATCTACGATGAAGTAATAGATAAAGTTAAACAAGCTACAGATACTTTATTTGAAACAGATACTTTAGAGAAGTGGGGCATGGTTGAGTCAGATAAATCTTACGGAAAAAGCCAACGATATACTTTATGCTCTAAAGAATTTGGTAAGTTCCTCCTTCCTCTCATAGGCAAAGGAGCTATTAATAAACACCTACCTCCATTCTGGTTAAAAACCACGCGGGCATTTCGTATAGGACTTCTATCAGGATTGCTTGATACAGACGGTAGTGTTTGTATCTTACATGGGAAGAAGAAACCACAACTATCTGCTAATTTAGCTAGTATATCTTTAAGACTACTTAGAGAAACCCAGCAGCTTCTTAAAACACTTGGAGTGCATAGCAGGATATCCTGGGGTAAAAAGACACAGGCAGATAATGATTTCTGGACATTAGCTATATCTTCTATAGATCTATACAGAATAAAAGACGAGTTGGTATGTACTAAACAGAAGATATGGGATTCCTTTAACGAGGTAAAGCCAGATGAAACATCCAGCACTGCTGTCAAAAAGGATCTTGTTCCTATACCTAAAGAGTTAGCTAAACTGTTACAGGATGTTGAGTATGTTGAGTGTCCTAAGAAGGTTCTAGATAACGGACATACTAAAGGCAGAAAAGTATCCGGGATATATTCAGCTCTTAATAAATCCATTAAATCAGGATATCTCACAAGATATTCAGCTAATAAAGTAATAAATAAATTCAGTGCTTTACTTACAGATCATACACAATGGGTTACTATTGTTAAGAATATGGAAGTAACATGGTCTCCGGTTGTATCTTACGAAGTAACAGGTAAGGTAGAGTTGGGGTACGACTTAACTGTTCCGGGATTCGAGACATTCATGTCTTTAGATGGTATTATATTAAGCAATACCATGACAATGCATGTACCTGTATCATCCAAAGCTGTATCGGAAGCAAAAGAAAAGATGATGCCGGAGAAGAACTTGTTTGGAGCTAGAGATTTCAAACTAATGTACAAGCCCTCTCAGGAATATGTACAGGGAGCCAACCTTGCTACCAAAGCACCTGTTAAAGGTGTACCTGTTATATTCGAGACGGAGCAGGACGCTGTCAGAGCTTACAAGACAGGAAAGATAAATATAGATACCCCCGTTAAAATACGAAAGCGGGGAGTATAACAAATATTGTATAACAAAGCTTAACAAGATATATTAAAGAAAAGATAAGGAGTCAAAAATGATTGATTTAGAATTACTTAGAAAAGTTAAACAGACTTTACTGGAAAAGAAGGCTGCTGTTCCTATGGGCCCAGCACCTGCAGCACCCCCAATGGACCCTTCGATGATGGGTGGAGCACCTCCGATGGGTGGTGGAATGCCTCCTATGGATCCTGCTATGATGGGCGGAGCACCTCCTATGGGTGGAGCACCTCCGATGGACCCTGCTATGATGGGCGGAGCACCTCC